GAGCCCCATCATCAACTTCACTACTGGTTGAAGTACTACTTAAAAATTTATTTGACGATCTTAATTGGTCAAACTGACCCCAATCTTGAGCGGATGTTCTACTTTTAAGCATGGAAAGATAGCCAGACCCAAACCCAGCCGTTTGACTTCCCAAATCTTTATTTCCTGCTGAACCACTCCATGTGCTTGTTGCAAACACACTTGTACCAACAGTAGGCACTGCCATCGGGCCACGGCGGATGGCTATGTAGATGTAGGTTGAGCCGTTTGCGTTAATAGCCGCATAGTTTTGAGTTAACGTAAAACCTGTAGCATTAATTTGTATAGACCCACTTAACGCATTGCTCTCAGTACTACTGTCGTTTGGAAATAAAGATGCGCCATTTGGGAATCCACGCATATTGTCAACTATGTACCAACTAAAAGCGGAACTTGCATTTTTAACAAGTAACCATTGAGGCTCATACCCAAGAGTCACAGTTGGGCCATTGGTTGAACCATTACCTGTATAAGACCCACACGAAATCACATTGTCTGTACCAGTTAGGCCAAAGCCTCCTGCGTTGTGGGCGAATAGGTAGGCGACAAAAGTGCCGCCAGAAGCGTTTACATTATTGTTTCCACCAATGGAAATTGTTGAAGAATTCATGTCTGGTGTACCACCACCAGCCCCCCACAACCCTGTGCCAATAGTTGAATATGAATCAGTAGCGTTTAATATTGCTGCGTCATTGTTATTCTGTGTTCCAGATCTGTGCCAAACAATCCAATCATTTGCAGAATCTGTACGCTTAACAATCACAGAACCGGGAGCAGAACCAAGATTGTGAGCCACAGTTCTTGCAGTCCCATTCCCCGTATAAGTCACAACATCAAAGAACTTAGCTTGCTCTCGGAATGTCCATGAAACAAAATTGTCGCCAGAGGCGTTGTTTCCTCCATTGCTGTCTACGCCTAATGTATACCCAGTAGAATTAAATGAAGTGATTGTGTTTGTTAATGTGTCCTGTCCGCTTGTTGAATTACTGTAAAGAACTTTTGTGTTTCCACGAACAGTATCAAACAATGTGTGCCAATAAGCAGAAGTTCTACTTTTTGTCCAAATTAAACCACCTTTACCAGACAGGTTAATCCCGTTGGTTATGGTCTGTGCCGCACCAGTGCCTGTGTAAAGATATGTACTGAACACCTGCTCAATATAAGGCCCAGTCGGTTGAGCAGGCCACAACCCAGCCGCTTGCAACTGCATCTGTTGTTCTAATGTCCATGCGCCAGACGCAGTGCCTTCTTCACCACCCGTAGTCGTAGGCGGCGTTGCGGAAATGACCGCGCCTTTGTAGCGATTTGACATCTGTTACCCCTAAAACTATGAAATCACTTCGTAGCTTATGCTGTATGTAATACCGCTGGCTGTGCCGGATGTAACGGCAATTGATGTGCCTTCCATCAAGTATATAGCCGTGGTTTTATCAGTCACGATCAACGAAGCATCAGCAGGGACAGACACTGTAGACACGATTGGGTAAGCCGTACCGCCCGCAGGAGCAGAGCCTTGAGCCACAGCACCGTTAGTGTAGATAGACACAGTAGCATCTACAGCCGCAGAGCCGTTCACGTTAGCCGCAACGATCTGGTTGATCTTAAACACCTGACCGCTAGAAGCCGCATTAGGCACAAGAATAACAGCGGTTGTACCGCCGGGTGTGAGGTATGTAGTTGTGCCTGACGCTGTGGTCGCGGCGAAAAGATTTGGATTTGCCATGATAGTTCCTTAAAAGCCAAAGACCATTGCGATAGCCGTTGCTCTCGCTTGAGATACACCAGATGCCGCTGGTGCAGCAGATGTCCACGTAGTGCCGTTAGACACCAAAACATTACCAGCAGTGCTAGGTGCAACAAAACTAGGTGTCGATGTTCCGTTACCCAGAATCACGTTGTTAGCAGTCAAAGTGGTTAGACCTGTACCGCCTTGGTCAACGCCAAGAGTTCCAGTGGACACCAAGTTCTTACTGCCGTTTGTAAATACAGGCTTACTGGCTGTCAGTGAAGAGTCAATGATGTCATTGGCTGTCAGCGTTGTGCCGTCAAAGGTCAGGTTAGCAGAAGCGCCAAATGAACCAGAACTATTAAACTGCACCTGAGTATTTGAGCCAGCCGCAGAACCACCGCCCACATTCACAAAATCAGAGCCGTTCCAAGCAATGATTGCCCGTGTACCAGCCGCTACCGTTACACCCGTTGTAGGAGTTGAAGGGCCACCACGAACTGTTACTGCAAAGCCGCCTGTCGTGTCGTTGATGACAACATAGGTTTTAGACTGCTTTGGGGTATTGATAAAGCGCAGTGCTGTTCGTGCGCCTGTACACAGAAGAACCGCATACTGTGAGCTTGTAGATGTCAGGCCAGTGCTTGAATCACTACCTACTGTAACCGCCAAGTTAATGTCTGTATCAACCGTAATTGTCTGTGTGCCAGCAACGGCAACGTCCACAATCTGGGAGATCGCATTGTTAACCGTATTACCCCAGCTACCGGATAGAGTTCCTTGTACTGGGAGGGTTAGTCCAATTAGCGATGTATTTGCCATTTAATTCTCCTACTGAGTAGAAATTACTGTCCAACCGGGCGATTCCGTTGTATCAACAGCGCCCCAGCCCGGTGTTTGCGGATTGCTGATATTTTGCCATGTAACGCCTTGTGTGTCATCAATAATTTCCCACAAGAATCGTCCACCATTTGTTTCTGTTATAGCCATCGTTTCCGTCTGGCTTACTTGGTAGTTTGCACCGCCACCATTTATATCCGTGATCGCCGCAGACTCAGTTAAAAACTCTTGGTAATACGTTCCTACAGTCGTTCCTTCTGCAATACCCATCGACTCGTTGATGGTCATAATCAGCACAGCCACCTGTGCTTCTGCTATTGCAATTGACTCCGATATATTACCTAAGAATGTAGCAACCGCTGTCTGTACATCCACAATCCCAACTGAATCCGACACGCTCTCTGTATAACTTGTCTGCGCGGCCTCGTCATCCGTAATCGTCTGGCTATCTGACACGCTAACGTTGTAGCTGGTTATTGCCTCGTTTGTCTCAGCAATAGCCGCAGTTTCCGTTACAGACCCCGCAAAGTTAGCAACAACAGACTGGTCTTCAGCAATGGCTGCGGTTTCAGATACTGCCACATTCATCGTCAGAACTACAGTCTGAATATCTTGAATGCCCGCCGTACCACCCCACGAATCAGAACCCCAAGCGTCTTGACCCCAAGACGTACCACCGGTCAACGACTCGGTAATACTTACATCAATTAAAAACCCAACAGCTTGGGATTCGGCTAATGCGGTAGTTTCAGTAACGCTGACAAGGAAAGTCTCTCCCCCGCCCCATGCGTTATCACCCCATGCGCCATCACCCCAAGCTAACGCCATATTAAGTCAATGTTAATGTGTACGTTACCGCAATCGTGTCACCGTTAACAACAGCCTTAGAACTAGAGAAATCACCCGCAGAGAACAATGTGCCAGTGGTTGAATCTTTAGTTGCGCTACCGCCAATGTTGATAAAGCAACCCGCTACAGTACCTGTGCTGGTCATAGAGAATGACACGGCAGAAGACGTAGCTTTGCTAGAAGCAGCGGCAGAAGCAAATGAAGGCGTAGGACGGTTGCCAGAATATGCAGGAGCGTTAGTGCCGCCTACTTCTAGCCAGCCTGCGTGGGATGCTTGTGTATCAGCAACGTTAGCTGAACCCACACCTTTTAAGCCCATCACAACTGCACCAGCGGCTGAGTTGCCAAGGATAGTATCCAAGGTCAAGTTCTTACCAACAGTCGTTACCAAATTCTGGATTGGTTCGTCCCACTTGATAAAGCCATCAATGCTGTAGCAAATAGCATGATATGTACCGTGGATAGCCATCTCATCAGAGGGCGTGGTGTTGTATTTGGTGATTGCTGCTACTTGATCAGTAGCGGTGATTTTGTCCAAGCTCATGTGAGGCTCCTTAATTAGAACTACGAATTAACGAAGTGGTTGGGCCATTTACTGGCATTGTGATTGTAAAAGTTGTTGTTGACGTTTTGTCAGACCCAAAGTCCAGCACGGCCACAGACTTATTACCTTTAGTGGAGTTATAGATCAAAGCGCATCTAGCCGTGATAGCTCCAGTCCACGATACATTTGGAAAGCCTACATAGGCCGTGTACCCAGAAGACGATACCGTAATAGGTGTTAATGTCGCACCACCAGCAACGTAAGTACCTGTATTTGCAATTTGCCCGGGCGTACTAACGGAATACACAGTTGTATTCTCATTCAAGTCAGCAGAAGCTGTATACAGGGCAATTTTAATAACGTCGGTCGTCAGATCGTGTATGCCTTGATACAGCTCAGCTTTAAAACTTGTAGTTTGGGTTTGGACAATCGCCATATCAAGTTACTTTCTGACGGAACTGACCAGAACGATAAGCGTCTTGACGCTCCATGCCGTCGCCCAAACGTTTTGCAAGTGCTAATGCTTCTACATACTTTTGGTTGTAAAGCTGCATCATGTCGGTCTCACCCTTCATGTAGGTATAAGCTTCAACCAGCGCGCCATACAGCAGCACTGAATCAAAATTATCACCAAGCCATGTTGTACCCGCAGTCACGATTGACTCAGGGTAATAGTAATAGTGAAGCTCAACGTTGTAGTTTGCGTCAGGTGTAGGGCCAAGAATAAAAGACAACTCAGCAGCATTGGTGGACTGTGGGCCAAACAAAGCGTAGTACTTTGGAATAGCTGTATCTGTTGGTAGTGGATACGCTTGACGAATAAAGTTAACGTCTTTGTTCAACAAGTACTCGTACGAACCTGTAGCATCGATAACGGCCATTGAGTACACCGCTAAAAAATCATTAGGACACGCAAGATACTTATTGTTAGTAGACATTACTCCCGTCACGTTCTTACGAATAGACGGAAACTGAACATTGTTGTAAATACGCTGCTCAGCTTGCTGAACGAACACGGGTATCTCAGCGACAAAATTCGCTTCAGTATTCTCCGTATACGCCTGAATATTAGCGCTGAGTGCGGCGTAATTCATGCCATTGGGCCTCGTGCCATCAAGCCTTTAGTCGCTGCACCTGTACCGCGAACTTTGATACCAGTTGTTTTGGTTTGGCTCTCACCATTGTTGTAGTTACCAAGACTCATTTTCATGGTTGTGGTGCTACTAATGCTGGAGTCTTTGCCGGGGTTTTCCGACATTACCAAAGGCTTACCATTCATTTTGTGCGGTGGGGCATAAGTAGCGGCATCGCCAACTTCTTTACCCATCATCTTTTTGCTAAATTTGGCCATGATTAACCTCGCTTTTGATTCATTACGCGTGCCATGTTGCGACCGACTTTCATCATCGCTTCGCTAGTTACGCCAGCAGATTTTTTACCGCCTTTGGGATTGGGTGCAGTTGGGCCACTGTTAGGAAAAATCTGAACATCAGTCTTACCTTTTTTAGCGACTCCGTCTGCTGATCGTGTGTATGCCATATTAAGCTCCTTAAGATATCGTTACTGTACCAACATATGCCGTTGCCACCAAGTAGTTTGGTGTTAAAGATGTATCAACTCCGCTTGCCCCGCCAACCGGTGCCCATCCCCATTGAATTTCCCGTGAACCACCAGTCGGATTACCAGCAGTATTTACACCTGCCGTATAGTAAGTTGAATCTCTACGCGGCTCACGCACAGCTTGCGGATCATCCACTGGATACATACCCAACTGCAACTGAGGTTGATCGGGATCCCAGCACTCACTACAGACAAGCAAGTTATAAACTTTGGTCTTAATAACTTCTTTTTTTAAAGCCGTTAATTTAAACTGTTGGCCGCACCTATCGCACATGGCGATACTGTTCTTGCCGGAAGCAAACCGATTACCCATCAGGTGCCCCCTCCAATAAACATCTGGCGAGGAACAAACCTAATAGCGGCCTTTTCACGATCTTCATCAGAGGCCAACTGCCAAGCTTCGTCGTACTGTTGTTTCAATACGGGCAAGCGCTCAGCACCACCTTCAATCTTAAGCGCCAAGTAATAGGCCAAACCTGCCACCATACAAGGCAGGAAGCGGAAAGGCACATCCATCGTGCGTACACCACCGCCAGCATCATCAATACGGCGCATGCGCCAGTAAACAAACTGATACGTTGTGCTGTTGTCTGGTGTTGGCCAAACGGTTATAGAGGGTAAATTCTGCGTGTACACAGAAACGCCAGTTAAATGGGCTGCGGCAGTTGTGCCGTTCTGTCCACGGAAACAGTTGTTAAGCACGTTGCCAGAGATGTAGCCGTACTGAATAGTTTCGTTTTCAATCAACAAGAACCCTGTAGCTGGAAGTCCAGCAGTGGAAGTCAATGTAATTGTGGTGGCCGTGGCCGTGATTCCGCCGTTAAGCGTAGTGCCAATAGAAGAAGTCTGACCATCCAAACGCTGATACCACACCTGAATAGGACGGGCTTGTTGCAGTTTGTTGGGGATCGTAGCATAGGTAGAAACACTGATACGCGTAATTGTCAGGTCAGCCTGCGTAGA